CCCATTTGGGGCGACGGTTCCCAATTGTTAGAATGGGAGTTTAACCGTGATATTGTACGCCGTATTGCGGCGATGTTGAAAGCGGAGGGAATAAAGTTTGAAATTTTGGTACCGGAGGACAACGACGTATCATTACCGGAACGTTGCCGACGTGCAAACGTTATCCATGCAGATTGCGGCAACAACGCCGTTTTGTTTAGCGTTCACGGGAACGCCGGAGGCGGCACCGGGTGGGAATGTTATACAAGCGTAGGACAAACGAAAGCGGATGCAATCGCAACCGTTCTTTGTAAGGAGGCGGAAAAAGAGTTTGCCCCGGATGGTTGGAAAATGCGTTTTGATTATGTGGACGGCGACCCGGACAAAGAAAGCCAATTTTATATTCTGAAACATACTGTTTGCCCGGCGGTATTATCTGAAAATTTCTTTTTTGATAATGAAAAGGATTGCCGTTTTATGATGAGCGACGACGGAAAAGAAAGGATTGCAAAGGTACATTTTGAAGCAATAAAGAAAATTGTATGAAAAAGTATTTGATTTGGGCGGCAATTGCGATGGTAGTTGCCGCCGTTGCAACAATATGGGTGCAACGAACGAAAATTGAAAAATTGACGGACGAACGGAACAGATACCGGGGAAATACAGAAACATTGTTGCAGGACGTCGAAACGTACAAAACAAAGGATAGTTTGAACGCCGCCAAAGTTGGAGTTTTGGAACTGAAATTGTCGGAGTTTGAAAGATACCGGGCGAGCGATGCGGAACTAATAAAAACCCTCCAAACAAAGAACCGGGAATTGGAACGGGTTACAACAACCCAAATGGAAACAATCAACGAATTGCGGGCAACCGTCCGGGATAGTGTTGTATATTTGCCCGGCGATACGGTTACGACTGTATTACGTTGTATTGAGTATTCCGACAAATGGGTTGATTTTGACGGATGTATTAAAAATAATACGTTTTCGGGCAAAATTATAACACGGGATAGCCTTTTAATAACGGAAACTGTGCAATATAAGCGTTGGTTAGGTTTTTTATGGAAAACAAAACGGATAAAAAACCGTGAATTTGATATTGTTTCAAAAAATCCACATACAAAAATTACCGGGTTTGAGGTTATAACAATCGAAAAATAACTATCTTTGTATCGAATTACATTTGACCATATAAATAAAGATTGTTTTCAATGATTAGCCGGGTTACCCCCGGCTTTTTTCGTTTTGCCCATTTTTAGCCCCGTGGCGGGCTTTTCTTTCCCGGATGGATAAATTACACGTTTCGCCCGAAAAAGTGGCTTAAATCGAAAATTCGCCCAAAATAACTATCTTTTGAACCAAAAACAGAAATTTTTATAAAATCAACATAAAATAAAAAGAAATTCTTTTGGTAATTAAAACAAAGGTTGTATATTTGCATTGTCAAACAACAACGACGGGGCGTTTACCCCGAACAATTAAAAGAAAATCAAAATGGCAACAACAATTTACAACGGTTTATTATACACAACAAAAGAAATTAATCGCAATTTCCGCATTAAAATCAACCCTATTATTGGGTATATGGCAAATAAAGAACCCTAAATTAAAAACCGCTGATGATTTAAGCGACGATTTGTGTTTATATTGTCCTTTGGATGATGACGAAAAAGGAACCCACGGCGTCCCAAATGGATATATAAGTTGTGAGGGGCGTTGTTGCCAAGAAGCGTATGAAATGTATATTGAGGAATGGACGGAATAACAAATTGTATGGAAAGTATAATAATAAAAGAAATTGAAATGATGTTGGAATTACCTTTGCACGAAAGACAAAAAGCGTATTTCCAAGACTTATTAAACGCCGCAAAGCCCGTTAAAATAGTTTCCGGCGGTGATGTATTGGAGGATTACGAATTGGACTACATACGGCACGTAATTAAGCCAAAGCCGAAAGAATGTTATCGAAATTCCCATTTACTTTGCGAGGCGTTCCCGGAACGGATTCTTTATTGTGAGGGAAAAACAAACGTCCCAATACCGATTGACCATGCGTTTAACAAGGTCGGCGACGCATATATTGACATTACATTTGAATTTGCGTTGCATGAAAACCCGTCAATATATGAGTACGTAACATTTGGCGAGTACGACGCAAATACCATACGAAAAGCAGTATTGGAAACCGGATATTACGGCGAAATTTACAAATGGTTGTATTATCAGAGTAAGAAATAAAAAGCCCCCCGGCGTCATAAATCAATATACACCGGGGGAATTTTACGCAGTAACCGAGAGCGATATTTGGTTGATGCGGTATTGCAAAGGTAGATTAAAAATCCGATTATCCAACGCACCTCGCAAAAATGATTTTAGAAACAAAGATATATTTTTGGAAAATAGATAAATAAAATACTATTGCATTTGCAAAACCAAAAATAATATTTATATTTGCAGAATAAAATTAGTAGTATGGAAATTTGGAAAGAAATAAAAGACTATGAGGGGTTATATGAAGTAAGCAATTACGGGCGTATAAAGTCATTAGATAGCAATATAATTTTGACGCCTTGTAAACCCGCAACGTCCGGTTTATGTGTTACTTTATCAAAAAACAGAGTAAATACGAAGTTTCAAGTTAGCCGATTAGTCGCGGCGGCTTTCATCCCGAACCCGGAAAACAAACCATACGTTGACCATATCGACGGGGTTAAGTATCATAATTTTGCAGACAATTTACGTTGGTGTACGCAAAAGGAAAATATGAACTATAAACCCGCAAGGCGAAATAAAATTAAATATAATTGCCAAATAGTCGGATATGGAGCGGACGGGAAAGAATGTGTTCGTTTTGACAATTATATAGATGCGGAAAATCGGGGTATGTACAGACATTTGATAAAAAAGAGTGTCGATACCGGGAAACCATATAAGGGAATTTTGTATAAAGAAGAAAAATAAAACCTACCGGGGGGAATACCCGGCAAAGATATGAGAGTAAAAGAAAGCAAAGAATTAAACGAGTTGGCGACCCTTTCCGGGAAACCCGCCAAACAGGTATCCGACATTATCGTTTCGGAATTACTCAATAAAAAAATAATTGAGGAAACGCCGGACAATTGGGGTTGCCCAATTTCCGATTGTTACGAACGGGATATTACCGTTGTTGAGATTGCCGGGGTTATACGTGCAATTGGTATCAACGTTGTAAAATCGGTACATTTGGACGCATTATTGGAATGTGTGTTGATTGGCGACGGGGATTGCCCGGAGTGTGGCGGCGAAATGGAGGTTACGGACGGCGAATATAAGCAAACAGGCGGGGACGGATATATTACGCCCCCGGAATATACCCCAATTTGGGAGGAAACAACGTGTACGCATTGCGGATACAAAGAGAGTAACGAACCGAGTTATTAACAATAAAAATTAAAGTTATGGCATTGAGATTAAGAGTAAACGAAGCAATCGCCCGTTCCGAGGCGAACGGGAAAAAGGTTTTGAAAAAAGACATTGCCGCCCGTCTTTTTGAGGGTGCAAGCGAGAGCGCACAACAGGTAAACATGACGAATTTATGTAACGGGACAACCAAAAGGATTGTTCCGGAATGGGTAGTAATAATTTGCGAAATGTGCGGTTGTTCCGCCGATTATCTGTTTGGAATGGAGGATTAAAACCATGAAAAAGAAGTTTATCGAAAAAATGGAAAAGATGGTTGATGTTTTCTTTTCCGATGCGTGGCAAGCAAAGGTTTTTGCAATGATATTTAGCATTTTCGGAGTAATATGTTTTATTGCCGGATTTTGGAATTATATCCATTTTTTGTTTTCTGCAATGTGTGGATTAATGGTTTATGTATTGTTTAACGAATTAAAGAGCAAATAACATGAGAGCGAAAAAGAAACAGCCGGAAAACCCGGAAAAAAGTATTGCAAACACAATGGGTAACGCAGTAAATGCGGTTAAGAAGTTGGCGGAAGCAATGGGACAATTGCCCGCCGATAAATTCCCGGAAATAAACGATGAACAACAGATTGTCCCCGGATTGGATGCCGTCGAAATAGAACAGCCCGCCGGGGCTTTTGAAATTGTGCCGGGCATGACGGTTGAGGAAATGACAGCAATGTTTTTTGATGGTGCGTTGATTGAACCGCCGTATAAAGTATGGCAGCTAAACAGCAAAGGACACCGATATTATTACAAGTTTGACGACAACGGAACCCCGGAATTTTATCCGTCAGTTACAACAATTTTGTCCCAAACAATGCCACAATCGCCGTTTCTGATAAAATGGATTGCCGACAAAGGTATTGACGAGGCGGAACGATACAAAGCAGAACGGGCGGCGTATGGTACATTTATGCACGCCCAATTTGAAGAACTTATAATTAACCGGGTTTATGATTTGGACGGATTGAAAGCCAAATTGAAAGATTATATTGATAACAACAAATTGCCCGCCGATTTCATTTATTACGCTGATGATTTCAAAAAGGATATATTAGCATTTGCGCAATTTGTTTTGGATTATGACGTTAAACCGTTAGCCGTGGAAATTGCGTTGGTACACCCCGTTCATAATTACGCCGGAATGATTGATTTACCGTGTACGATGTTATCAAAGCCCGGTTCAAAAGAATACATAAACGCAATTGTGGATTTCAAAAGCGGGCGCAAAGGATTTTACGAAGAAGCGGAAATTCAGTTGCATTTATATGCGATGATGTGGAACGAAAATTTCCCGGATATTCCGATTGACCGTGTTTTCAATTTTAGCCCGAAAGATTGGCGAAAGAAACCGACGTACAATTTGAAAGACCAAACAGACAGCCCGAACGCAAAGAAAATCCCGTATCTTTTGGAGTTGGCAGCAATTGAGGACGAAAAACGGGATAATACATTTACGGCGGTTTCCGGGGAAATATCATTGGATAACGAACCGGATTTGACAAACAATATTGTTTCGCTGACGTTGGCGGAACTTGTTAAAAGCAAAGCCCCGGCGGAAAAGAAAAAGCCGGAACCGGAAAAAGCCGTTACCGTTGAGGATTTGAAGAAAGACCCGGAACCCGAACCACAACCGGAACCGGAGGAAAAGAAAACCAAGACCGTAAAGAGAACCACACGAAAAACGGCAAAAACGGCGGAAAACAAGCCCGTCAAGGAAAAGAAAACCGCAAAACGTACAATTACACCAAAAAAAGAAAAAGTGGCTAAAATCGAAGAAAAACAGCCTAAAAAGCCGGAACCCGTGACAAAGAAAGATTTGTTGAATACTGAAATTGATATTTGATTATGAAAGGACGTATAAACATAAACAGACCAACCACCGGCATACAACGTGTTGTTTTGCCACGTGTGGGGTTTATCAAAGTAGGGTATAAGGAGAAAGCAACCAACGGAAAAGAATATCCAAAAAGTGTTGACTATTTTATTGCTAGTGGAAAGTATGCCGGATTGTTTACCAAAGCATACGGCGAAAAGCCGCAAACTATTCAAATAATTTTCCCGGATGATTGCCCGGAAAAGGTATGTAACGAAATGTACGAATACCGGGACGACGACGGGCGACGCATAGCATACGGCGATGGGGAAACGTTCTTTGTATGGAACGGAAAACAATATGCACAATACAGTACAAAGGATTATCCTAATTTGATGGCAGGGGTTACGGAAAAGCACCCAAACCGGGCTGTTAAGAATGGCGGCGACGGATGGATTGTTACGTTGACCGTAACGTTTATTATTCCTTTGGTTCGTGGGGTTGCCGGGGTTTGGCAGTTCGTAACAAAGGGTACGGCGTCAACAATTCCAAATATCCGAGACACGTTCGACGCCATGTTGCAGGAACGGGGATTTGTTAAGGGTATAGTTTGGGATATGAACGTACAATTTGCCGTCTCTCAAAAGCCCGGCGACCGTTCCCGTTATCCGGTCGTTTCCATTGTTCCGAACGAAAGCGAGGGGAATTTGCGTAAAGTAACTGAAGCATTTAAACCAATAAAATTGATAGAAGAATGAAGAAAATTATTTTGTTTTTAGTGATATCAGTAATGTGTGTAAGCGTGTATGCCCAAACTGTAGTAGAGGTTGAAACGTTGAAAGTAACAGACCTTGGGAACCAAAAATTGTGCGCTGCAAAGGTGAATGGGTGTATAGACCATTATTACATTATGCTTAAAACTAGTAATATATATCAAAAGTATATTACTGTTTACCTTGGGGATAAGGAGGAAGCTATAAGGTTACTCCGGTTTTTGTATGACTTAAATTCTAAGGGTGGAACCTATATACATCTGGAAAATAGGACTAACAACGTAGTTTCATGGAATAGATTAGGCTATTATACAGTATTCTCTGAGGGGAGGGTATTAAAAGGACATATAAGAAAGCAAAATATTAAGGGCTTTATCGCAGAATTAAACCAATAATGTTTGATAATTCAAATAAAACATCTATTTTTGCAGCATAAACAATCGACCGTTACCGATTGAAGGATATTTGCTAATTAGCTACAAAGCCCCTTTTAGATGTGTAACGGCTCTAATTGGGGCTTTTCTTTTTTAATTATGACTTACAATATTTTGATTGACCAAAGATTCGCAGTTGCAAATGAACTGACTATTGTTCAAACAACAACGCTTGCAGCGTGTATGACATTGCCAACGTGGACTAATACAATTACGGTTGATGGCATTGTTTGGTATCAATATTCAGAAACAAAAATGGTAGATGATTTTCCGTTGCTTTTTTCAATCCCTAAAAGAGTTTACAAAAACATTAAAGAACTTGCAGACAGAGGATTTATTGAGTTGAGTTCTTTTGGGAAAACAAAGTATCTAAGATTTACAGAAAAATGTAAAACATGGAACAGAAGCGAAACGGACTTTAATCAGTCCGAAAACGGACTACAAGACTATAATATTAATATACAGCAGTCCGAAAACGGACTAAACAACAGTCCGAAAACGGACTTTAATCAGTCCGAAAACGGACTACAAGACTATAATATTAATAATAATAATATTAATAATACTATGAAGAAAGAGGCTAAAGCCTCAAAAGAAAATCCAAACGGATTTTCACAAGACAATTTTTCAAACGAAGAAAAAACAGTTAAAGCAAGTATTGTTTATGGGTTTACCCCGGAATTGTTGGACGTCAGAAAACAAGTAATTGATAAAGTTGATAATTACTTTGCAAAACTTGTATTCCCATTTGATAGCGATGAATTTAAACGGAACTTTTATATTTTGATGTGTCAACCGAAATGGAGAACGTCGCAAAAGAGTTTTTCAGCGATACAAGCAAACTTAAATGGTTTGAGTAAATACCCGGAAGAATTTGCGCTGATTCTGATAAAAGAAAGCATTTCAAAAGGTTGGGCGGCGTTAGAATATGATTCAACCCCCGAAAAATACGAAAAATGGGAAAAAATGAAACGTTCCGTAAAGACAGAGCAGCAAAGCAGCAAAGAAATTGCGGATATGATGAAGTATTTAAACAATGATTTTGATTGATATGGGAGCAATTGAAAAAAAAGAAAATACGGCGTTAGAAATATATAATACCAAGCCCGGAACAAAAGCCATTGAAGTACGCCGTAGAATGGTGCAATTGCCGGAGGTTGCCAAAGCATTAAACCCAGTTGAAAAATATGTTTTCGCAGCGTCAACAAAAACACCAATTGCGGAAATTGACGATGCAAAATTAGTTGAAAATCTTTCGTTACTGTTTAAGCGTATAGCAATAGACGTTGGTTATATAATACCACAGAATGAAAATGATTGGAATTATATACAATCCCGGTTGTTGGATATTCTGAAACGTTATTACTCAGATATGACGTTGGCTGATATTAAGATGGCTTTTGAATTGGCGACGACCGGAGAGTTAGACGAATATTTGCCGAAAGATAAACAAGGGAATCCGGACAAAAACCATTATCAACAGTTCAACGCCGATTACTTTGCAAAGATTCTGAAAGCATACAAGCAAAAGCAGACAGATGTAATTGACAAAGCATACAAAGCTATACCGGAAAAAAACAATGAAATTTCGCCGGAGCAAATCCGGAGATTTGAGATACAAAGACAATGGCGGAACCGTTATATTTTCCTTTGCTACAAATACACCGGGAAATTAATATTGGGGCTAACTGATGATATGTTTTTGTATGAATGGTTGCAAAAATGCGGGTTGGCTGATGATGTACAAGTTAAAGAGGACGACCGAAAAGAAGCGTTTGCCCGGTATATGCAGCGTGTAGCCCGTGGAATGATAAACCAATATACAGCGTTTCAAGTTCGCCGAAAAGGAACCGAAAGCCCGGAAATTGATTTTACGGCGTTTGAGGTTGCCCGGAAAAAGGAGATTATAAAAGCATTTGACCGGATGATTTCCGAGGAAATGCAAGTTGATAACTACATGAAGTTTTAAATATGGAACTATTTATTGTTTGCTTTATAATTGGCGTAATAGGTTATTTTACAAAAGCGGGAGGTTATATATGGGAAAAAATATAAGAATTTCAGCAGTAGTGGGAATTGACCCGGGAAGCAATGGCGGTATTGTAACATGGCGACCAAACCACAATATAACCGCCATAAAAATGCCGAAGGATATAAACGACATAAGAGATTATTTGAATCATTTGAAAACAATATGTTCGCCAATTGTTTTTCTTGAAAAACTAAGTGTGCGCCCGGATGATATAACGCCGGGTGCCGATGGCGTCAATATGGGAAAGTTGTACCGAATACAAAAGATGATGGCAAACTTTGAGCAGTTGAAAGCAATCATTTCAGTTTGCGACATTCCGTTTGTTATGGCGCATCCTATGAAATGGCAAAACGAATTGAAGTTGCGGGCAAAGATAAGCCAGAAAAAGGAGGAAAAGAGCGAGCGAAAACGCAGATACAAAGAGATTGCCGGGAATTTGTACCCGGAATTGAAACCGACATTGTGGAACGCCGACGCCACGTTGATAATGCACTTTGGACGATACATTTTGCGCAACAACCCCGGTTGGGTGCGTCAGAATTTACCAAGCAATATGCACGAACGTTTGTTTTAGCCACGTAGAGCGATTTTAATTACAAAATGGATAAAATATACATGGAAGAAGAAAAAGCCCCGCAAATCGAAAATCCGGGAAAAATAACGTTGGAAGAGTTCGCCGAGTTAATTCGACAAATGCGACATAACCAACGCAGATATTTTGCCCAACGCAGACCGGAAATATTGGAAACGTGTAAACGTTTAGAAGGTGAAGTTGATGCAATTGTTGCTAAAATAACAGATAAACAAATGAGGCTGTTTTGATTTATGCCCGGAATGTATAACGTTCCGGGTTTATTGTTTTTTTTTTTTTGAAATAAAAAGAAGAAATTTTGGTAGTTAAAATGTTATGCGTATATTTGCAGTATCAAACAATGAAAGACCCCACAGCCTAACCAAAATGCAAAAAGACTGTTGAAAGATTAAGTTCGTAAGAGTAGAAAGTAAGCAACGGTATCTACAAAGGGTTAAATGATGGTTCGGTAACCGATTAAATGAAGTGATAAAGCCAAAATCTTTCAGAGTACGACAAACACCGACCGGGCGGGTTCCCGGATAAATTATAAAACTATGAAGTTATTAGAGATTCACAAAAACGGTATTAATGCGCATAATAATGAAGTTTCATTTTATGGCATAGATTTTCAAACAAAAACATTGATGTTTGATGGAATAGAAAACGTTGAATGTGCAATAGAAATTGCAAAAGAGTTAGGATATAAGATTTCTGAAATACAAATGGTGTTTTGATATGTTTATAGATGAAGTAGGAGCAACCCGGCACGCAATAAGCGACAAAGAGTTGAACGAATTATACAAGCGTTTGGAAAATTTCATTGCTGATTGCACGGTTGAGGAAGCGAAAGAAAGCCGGGACGCATTTGTTAAGGTGCAAACAATGATATACCAAAGAATGAGAGAATTAACAAAATAATATTAACCACCGAAAGGCACAAACCGAGAGCATTATGATAGTAAAGAAATTAGAATTGGTAAATTTCCAAGTAATTAAAGAGTTTAACGCAGATTTCGACGGTAACGTTTATTTCATTACCGGAGATAATGAGTTGGGAAAATCAACGGTATTAAAAGCAATTGGGGCTTTGTTGACCGGGAACCGTGACGCCGTATTGAAGAATGGAGAAAGCAAAGGTTTTGCAAAAATGATTGTCGGCGACGACGGCGAGGAATACGAGATTGAATTGAAATTCACGAAAGCAAACCCACGTGGCACGTTATCAATTAAATCAAAGACAACCGGAATGAAAAGTGATAACGTTTCTATGTTACAAAAGATTTTCGGTTATACAGATTTTGACGCCGTGGAATTTTCCCGTTGGTCGGAAACCGCCGAGGGACGCAGAAAGCAAATTGAGGTTGTAAAGTCTTTGTTGCCGGAAGAAGTAAGAACAAGGATTGCCGAAATTGATACAACCGTTGCCGGGCTTAAAACAGAACGTACCGGAGTAAACCGAGATTTGAAAACCTACAAATCAATATCAGATGCAGCCGGGCAGGGATTGACAACGCAGGATTTGAAAACGTATGCCAAACCAAAGGACATTACGGAACTGATGAAAGAACAGCAGGAAAACGCAAAGTTGGTTGAGAAAGCAAAGGGCGTGCGTTTACGTATGGAAGAAAGAAAGGGGAGATTGGCAGAGATTCCGGTACGTTTGGCAGCCGCCAAAGATTCATACAATAAAGCAATTGAGGCGGCAAAGAAAGCAATGGAAGAAGCCGAAAAGACGTATAAACAAACCGTTTCGGTCGTTGAAGAAGAAAAGAAAGATTATGAGGGAAAAATAGCAAGTGCCGAAAAATGGTTAACAGATTATGAGGCTTTGAACCCGAATAATTTCGATACAGAAAAACAATTGAAAGAAGCCGAGGAACACAACAAAAAGGCTGCAAAGGTTGCCGATTATCTTTCAAAGAAAAAACAAGCAGACGACAAAAAAGCAGAAGCGGAAAAGATGGATTCAGAAATTGCGGAATTATCCGCCGAGCGTGAAAAACTTATTTCGTCGGCGAAATTACCGATTTCCGGGCTTTCGTTTAGTGATGATGGGTTAGTATTAAATGACGTCCCATTTGTCGCCGGAATGGTTTCAGATTCGCAGATAATGGAAGTTGCCGCAAAACTTATTATTGCCAGCAATCCAACCGTTAAAGTGTTCCGCATAGCGAGGGGCGAAAGTTTGGGACAAAAGAGATTGCAGGCAATTTTGGATTTGGCAAAAAAAGAGGGATTCCAAGGTTTTATTGAAAGTGTTGTAAGGGGACAGCAGGATTTAATTATTGAGGAATATGAAGAAGCCGATAAATAAATGTAAAGACAAATCATTCGTAAAGATACCCGGAGTTTCCGGGTATCTAATAAACAAAAAAGGAGAAATATTTTCCGAGTTTAAGGGAGAAGTTATGAAACCCGCTTTAAGGTCGGGTTATCATTTTGTAGTAATAATGACAGATACCGGGAAAAGAGTAAATAAAATGATTCATAGATTAATGGCAGAAACATTTTTACCAAATCCGGATAATTTACCCGAAATAGACCATATAGACGGCAATGCCTTAAATAACAATCTTGATAATTTAAGATGGGTAACAAAGAAAGAAAATCAAAATAACCCAATATCAAGGGAAAGACGTTATAAGGCAATTATAGATAAACAAGGAATACCAATAAAAGCATTTTATAATGGCGAGTTTGTAGGGAATTTTACTTGTTTGATGGAGGCAGCAAGAAAATTTAATTTGCATTGTACTTTGATTTCAAAGCAAGTAAGAGGGAAAATTGATAACGTAAACGGATATAAATTTGAAAGATTATGAAAGAATTAAAAGGCATGACAATTTCGGACGTGTTGAAAACACCCGCTTTTTATAATAATCTGAAAGTGGTTATTTCCGATTTGGAAAACACCCGCAGAAAAGCCGGAATGATGGCGGACGCACCATTGAAGCGGCACCCGATAGACCGTTTGCAGGAACGAGGAGTTTTTGAACCGGGACAAATGACGGTATTGTATGCAAATGCAATGGATAAGAAGTTGCAGGGATATTCAAGCAGCGAAAGAAAGTTTATATTGGAAGTTGGCGGCGAAGCGTTTAATATTACAATGAAACGTTATATGTGGAGGTATAAAAATGAAAAGGCGTGAAATTTCAAGTAGTGGTAATATCGGTAATGATGGCAAATTACGAATGTATTTTGGAGAGTTGAACCAATTCTTTGCCATGCACAAAGGAAGCCGAATAATTGCCCGTTTTACCGTTGCGTCCCCCGGTTCGTCGGAGGCATTGAAAGGGTATTATTTCAATTACGTTGTACCAACGTTCCGGTCGGGTATATGGGAAGCCGGGGAGCGTCTGACAGAGGAACAGACGGAACACCGTTTGCGTGAGTTGTCCCCGGTTATGTATGAGCAAACGCCGGATATTAACACCGGAAAGTATGAAACCCGATTGCGGACAATTGCAGAGTTGAGCAATGCGGAATTAATAGAACATATCGAATTTTTAAAACAACTTGCAAGTGAAGAATATTATATATATATAGCAGACCCAAATGAAATTTGATTATGAAAAAAGTAACATTGAAAGACAGCAAAGGAAATGAGATAAACGACATTATGAAAGATGTTTTGACGTTCGATTGTGAAACAACCGGGTTGCCCCCAAAGGGCGCAAAATGGGACGTTGATTTTGCGGAATTTCCAAATATTGTGCAATTGGCATGGGCGGTAAACGAAAAGGAACGTTCATTTATCATAAAGCCGGAGGGGTGGGAAATACCGGAGGTCTCAATTGAGGTACACGGAATTACAGCAGAGAGAGCAAACGCCGAGGGCGTCCCATTTGCTGACATTATAGACGAATTTTTGGAGGATTGCAAAAAAGCCCGTTTGTTGGTCGGACATAACATTTACTTTGATACGTCAATTGTAAAAGCAATGATATTGCGAATTATGGGGCGTGAGTATTACGACGAAAAAGCGGAGGACGCATTGTTTAAGGGCAAACGAATTGATACGATGATGAAAACAATTAAATTTGTTGGCGCATTGTATGCAGACGGACGTCCGGGCAAATATCCGAAATTGGAGGAACTTTACAACAAGTGTTTCCCCGGCGAAACATTCCCGGCGCATGATGCGTTGGAGGACGTGAAAGCCTGCAAACGTTGTATTCCGGTTTTGGTGGAAAATGGTATTATAGAACTGAAACCAAAAGAATATCCGGCGGAACAATTGAAGTTTAACCCGGAACAGGAACCCGCAAAGACCAAAAAGGTAAAAAGGGAAGTTTTAGTTCACGACCCGAAACCGATATTTGCACCGGATGCAGAGCCGGAAAACAAGGTTGCAAAATTGTTAAATGAAACAGACTTTTAAATTATGAACGAAAAAAAAATGTGCATTGATTGCGTGGATTATCCGGTATGTTGTTTGTCCGGTCGTTGTGCTGATGATGAACCGTGCGAGTATTTCCAAGAAGAAACCGACCCGGAGGAACCGGGAAACAATAAAGATAAAAAATTATGAGCGAAAAAAAACAAAATGTTATGCCGATTCCTACAAAGGAAAAGTTTTCATTATCGAAAGTAAAGTTATTGAAAGATGGCGGGTTAGACGTACATTATGAAGTAACGGAAGTTGTCGGAAATGAGAGTTACACGAACAAATACCATGTATTGAGTGCAAAAGACATACACCCGGATTTGCGTCATTTGTTTAATGATTTGCGCCCGATTATGGGACGTGTATTCAACATAACGTCATTTAAAACCATGATGGCAACGCCGGAGTTTAAAGCAACAAAGAAACAAACAGATATTGCAGCCGCATTTGCGGAAGAATGTTTGGACAATATAGAGGTTAGGGGCGTTTCTTTGTCCGGGCAAGATGATAACGTAGGCGTCGTTTTAACCGGATTGTTTACCATATCAAACAATCAGAAAACAGCAATCAATACCCCACGAATGAAATATAACGTTGAAACGTTCGGTTTTGAGGAAGAGTTGGAAAACATTGTTTGCGATATTGAAAACGAGGTTTACGAATTTCTGTTTGAGGGCAAAAAGGCGCAAATGGATTTGTTCGGGGCTGATGGGGAACCAAACCCGTTAGTTTACGTAAATGATGCAGACAACGAAAATGAAAATGATATGTTCCCGGAAATGGCAGACCCGGCGGACGACCCGGAACCGAACGACGAAACGGCGTAAATGTAAGAGTATGGAACCGTATTTGTTGACAGACCAGTACGAATACCAATAAATTCGCTATATTTGCAGCATAAACGGGGATAGTTCGGAGTAGCTACCGGATGAAAAAAGATGCAGCCACTTTTCCCCGTTTCTCTTTTGGTTGCTTACTTAAATGGTTGTATAATGGAAATTTGGAAAGATGTACCCGGATATGTGGGGTTGTATCAAGTTAGTAATTATGGTAATGTAAAAAGCATCTTATATAATAAGATATTAAAATCATGTTGGCGAAATAGTAAAAAAGAATATAAAACAGTTTATCTTAGTAATTGTAATAAGAGAAAAACGTTTTCTATTCATAGATTAGTTGCGGCGGCTTTCATTCCGAACCCGGACAACAAACCATGTGTTGACCATATAGACGGCAATAGATTAAACAATCATGTTGATAATTTACGTTGGGCAACGCATTTGGAAAATAACAACAACCCAATTACGTTATATAGAAAAAGACAGGCAGCCAAAAAAGGTTTTTTAAGTTGTAGATATGGTAAAATTGGGATATTGAATGGGAAAAGTAAGGCAGTTATACGTTTTTCAATGAATAATAAATTAATTGATGAATTTGAAAGTATTAATATTGCATCTAATATTACTGGTATAAATAAACGTGGAATAGCTTTAGCGGCTAATAAGAAACGTAAAACAGCAGGAGGGTATATATGGAAGATAAAATAAAAATTATTGATTTAGAATGTTATATATATGCTAAAATGAAAGGTTATGAGCCTTTAATAGATAGACGTTTTTATGTGCCTTTCCTTGTTCGTTTAGAAATTCAATACTATTTATTTGGCAAAGGTCATTCCCCAACCGAAAACGATAAATTTTACAAGTATTGTTGGAATATATATCCTCATTATTGTGAGGAATGTATGAAGCCTTTAAAAACATATTCGGCTATACATATAAGCCATATAATAACAAAAGCTGCATACCCTGAATTATCCCATGATGTAAGAAATATAAATATACTATGTTTTGAACATCATTCATGTTGGGAGAATGGGGATAAAACGAAAATGCGTATATATCCGGGCAACGTCCGGATTATTGAATTGCTTAAAAACGAATACAGAAGTTTGAAAATATGAGGACAAAAAAAAGAACACCCGATTACGGGGCAATTTCCCGCCGTTCAATCCAAAATGATTTTAAAAGGGTACAAAGGTACCCGGAAAGGGAGAAACGCCCGCAAATCGAAAATCCGCCCGAAATAAATGCAGAAAGACGGGTTTTGTTTGTTAGTGAAAATTCAGCATATTACCGATACCGTTCTTTTTTCGTCGGTAAATTGGTAAGACTAATAAAACAATCAAACGTCGGCGGTTGGATAGTTGAATTTGTTTACGACGACGACCGGAAAGCGATAAATCATGCCGCCGGATGGTCGGATATGAAAAAAGAATATTTGTTGGATGGCGTAAAATTTAAGTAGATGAAAATCAAAAAACAAACCGGATATAAAATTGTATTTTATACGTTCGTGGCGTTAACGGTTGCGTCATACATTTGGACGTTATGGAGTATTGGAAGTTGGATTTTTAAAGCTATATTTCTATGAGTGTAAACAAAGTTATTTTAATGGGTAACGTCGGAAAAGACCCGGAGTATAAAGATTTCGACAACGGCGGTTCGGTTGCGCAATTCACGTTGGCGACAACTGACAGAGCATTTAAAACGGCAAATGGTACAGAAGTACCGGAGCGCACCGAATGGCACAATATTGTTTTGCAAAATGGATTGGCAAAGGTTGCAAAAGAGTATGTAAAAAAGGGCGATAAACTTTATATTGAGGGGAAAATAAGAACCCGCAGTTATGAGGACAACAACGGCGTCAAAAGATACATTACAGAAGTTTACGGGTTTAATATGGAGATGTTGTCGCCAAAGAAAGACGGACAAACAACGCAGCAGGGAGGCGCACCAACACCGCCGCCGCCAATTCCCGACCAAGACAAAGATGATTTGCCATTTTGAGAATGAGGAACGAAATTAAAATTCAAATACCGGAGGGTTCCCGGCTGATTGGGACACGGACAAAGGGGCGAACGGTTATTGTTTCTTTTGAATACAATAAGGAGGACGCAGCCGTTCCGGAGCCGGAACCGATACGACCAATTGGTTTTGCCCATTACAAGGAACCCGCCGGGAAAGATAAAAAATAAAGTTATGCAGTTTAATAGCAAAGAATATGACCCCGAAAAACACGCCCGTTGGCGTGCGTTGACCGTCAAACAGCCATACGCAAATGATTTGGTAACGGCGGCATACAAAGACGAAAACGGCGTTGTTTACGGGCGAAAATCAATTGAAGTTAGAAGCAAAAAAACGTCATACCGTGGCGACGTTCTTATTTGTTCGTCGGCAAAACCGGTTTATCCCGGAATGGAAAGCGGCGTTACTTTGGGATTGGTTGAGTTGTACGACGTGAAGCCGATAAAAGAGTTTACGCCGGAGGATTGGGAAAACACCCGGATTCCAAAGGAAAAGAGGGCAAAAATAACAAAGGGTTTCGGATGGATGATGCGCAACCCAAGACGTGTTGTTGAAATGCCAATTAAGGGGCAATTGGGTATCTATAATCTTGTATATACCAAGGGCGAAATAATACAATACCCCCGGAAAATGGTAATTGACAAAAAGAGTTGGGAACAGATAAAAAAACAGATAGAGAAATGAAAACAATCGGATTCCATATTGGACGTATCGGGTTTTATTTGTATCTGCAAAGTTTGTGGAAGTATAAGCAATTTTATTTGACGCCCGGAGTTATGGTTGAGGGCGTAAAAGGACATGACGTTTATTTAGATATTGAAATTAAATTGCTTTGTTTTTCCGTTGGTTTCCGGCTGATATGGATAAAAACTAAAAGAAATTATTAACTTTGTAATGTAAAATACTAAAAACGTGAGCGATGAAAGAGATAACAAAAATATTGCCATTAAATGAGGCGGCAAAGTTTCAAAAATCCGCAGGCAAATATGATTGCACAATTACGGAATTGGCGGTAATGGGAGCAGGGAAAGCAAGAATTTCAATTTCCGGAACAGAGGAAAATTTGGATTTGTTGGTTAGTTCGATAGAAAATGAGAATAAAGAAACCACATCCGTTTGACCCCGATAGGCAATACAGCCCCGGAGAACGTGCAGTTTACCGGGGTTCTGTTGTAGTTGCTGAAAGATGGACGAAGCTAAAAGAACAAATTGCAAATGAACCCGGAAATATATCCCCAAAATGGCGTTGTAGTCTTTGCGCAATAGATGGAAAAGAATGTTCCAAATTTTGCGACGAATACGGACGAACAGACAACAAAAGAATATATTTCAAAAAAATGAATGGATTAAAAACGTTATTATATAAAAAACAAAAGAGCGATGAAAGAAAGTAAATTAACCCCGTTTGATGTGGAAACAGTTCTGATGGTAAAGAGTGTTACCGGGCATGAACCGGAAATTACCGAAAAGGCAGAATTGTTTGAAATGAGAATGTACGTTGACGACAGAAACGAATATATTGTTGAAGCCGCAATTGATGCGGTTATTGGTCGTTATGGAATGAGGGTGCGAGCCGTGGAACATATAAGGGAAGAAATATTTTTGCGAGGTGCGACGTTCTTTATTGAGTACGAAAAAGGTTTGGAAAATTTGCCAAACGAAGTACATGCGGATAAGAGAGAACCGAACGAGAAAGCCGGATATTTGTATTGCCGCAGATTGTTAGAGGTTAGAGCCGTTCCCGTAACACGTGATAATATCGAAAGACTGATTGATTTTACCGGAGGCGGAACAATGGAGATTCCGAGAACGCCCGACGGTTTGGCGGTTTATTCATTCCCGACCGAAAACGGCGTAATGTTGGACGTACCGGAGGGAAATTTTATTGTATTGACACCGGACGGAAAATTTGGCAAAATGGATATGCAAACGTTTATGGCTAATTTTGAAGAAAAAGACGCCAATACCGCCGGATTGAACTTTGACGAAAAGCGATTGTTTGAAAAGATGAATAAACTTTTCGGCAGGAACATAGAAAAGAGATTGGGAAAATTAGCCGAGGAATACAACGAATTGTTTGAAGCGTTTGAAAGATATTTAAGCAGGGAAAAAACGCAAAGAGAAATAAACGAAATTAATCCCGGAACGCATGATATTATCGACGAATTGGCGGACGTAAACGTTGTTTTATTCCATATTGCGGCATTATTAGGGTATAGCCAAAAGGAATTGCAGGAAATGGCATATACTAAAATTGCAGGACGTGAGAAAAACCCGGAATTTATGCGCAAACACCCACACAACAAACCGGAAAGCCCGGTTTGCGGTAATATGCAGCAGGAAACCGCCAAACAATACAAACATTTTGAGAACCGTTTTAACAAAAGACTATGACAAACGAAGAAAAAGAAGAAGTAAGAAAGCAAGCGTTGTTCCTTACAAATATGGCATATCTTTTGGCTGACATGGCTAATTCGTGCGCAATTGATGCGGAAAGCAAATTGGGCAAATTGGGAAAATGTTTTCAGAGGGACGAAAAAATGAGGTTCAAGAAAGCCGCAAAGTTAGCAAAGGATTTGTTGAAAGCCACAAAGGAAATAACAGAACCGATGTACGATATTACCAACGTAGATGATGCGTGTATTGATAGCGATTATCTTTTGGAAGTTATTCAGTTAGTAATAAACAGAACCGACGAAACCGAGGAAAGCAAAACGGCGATGTTGGAATACATAAAGAAGTTACCACAAATTGAACATATAGAAGTTTAAGCGTATGAAAAAAGATTTTAAACAAGAACTAACCGAACTTATTAATAAGCACAGTTTAGAAAAGGAAATGAGAGATACCCCGGATTTTATTTTGGCACAAGTTTGTATTGATGCAATGGCGGTATTTTCGGAAGCAATCGCCCGCCGTGACGAATGGCACGGATTCAGAAAGGCAGACGAAAAGAGTTCGCAGGATGCAAAACACAATTACCCGGATGATTGCAATATTTGCAAAGACCGTTTTAAATGTGCTGACTTTATGAGAACGCAACCAATTGCAAATCTGATTCAGCGTTTCAAGACGACAACGGACAAAGAGGAAAAAACAGCAATCGCCGGATTGCTAAAACAGATAAACGCCGATGCGTCGGGAAAGCCTCAAAATGATATACCGGAAGAAGTAAAAGAAGTTGCCGGAAAGTTGGCAAAGGCTTTTGGCGCACGTGTTGAGATACACCGTATTGAGATACCGGAAAAGAAACGTAAGTTTAGAAAGAAACCAAGAAAGGAGCAAGGCAATGAAACCCGTTGAATTTCCCGGCGTGAATGTAGTATTTGCAAAAGACCAACCGGAATACATGCCGTTACCTGCAATGAAAATCCCTAATGACCCGCAGGGGCTTATAATTACCAAATGGCAGTTATCCCCGGAAGAATTGGAGAGAATAAAAGAAACCGGAACAATACATTTGTCAATGCTGACGTTTAACCAACCATTGCAACCCGTATTGTTAACCGTGGATTTACCAACAGAAAAATAATAAAGTCATGGATAAAGAAACATACGTAAAGAGAGTTCAAGAATTGAACCATATAAGACAAAAGGCTTTGGAGTACAACGAAAAGGAAAAAGCCAAAGCGGATGAAAGCTACATAAAAGAAAATTGTCCGTTTAAAATTGGGGATAGAGTGAAACAAGGTGAAAATATTGGCACAATTGAAGAAATAAGAGTTGACAATGACGGAAAGTTTGAATATACCATACGAAAGGAAAAGAAAGACGGCACCCCGTCAAAAATATGCTTTAAAACCTTTTCATGGTATAGAAATAATGTAGAAAAGGCATAATAAACGCCCCGGAATTATAACCGGGGCTTTGCCGTTTAGGTACCGGAATGAAAGAAAGCCAAAATTAGCCCCGTAGGGCGACGAAAATACAAAAGACAATAAAAGTATCAAGTAACAAACAAAACCCGCTTAAAACGAAAATTCCCCGAAAATAACAAGCAAAAGGGAAAGCGACGTTTGAGAGGAAAGCAAAGCGAAAGACATTGCCGTTATAAAAAGGTTGGAAAATGGAAGCAAGTAAAAGACAAAGGGGCGGACGCCCGAAAATGTGCAAAAGGACGAAAGACCAAAGGGAATTTGATTTGTCGTTTTGCTCAAATCTGTTTTTGCGTGGTTACACGTACAAAGAGATTTCCGAAAGACTGAATGAAGAAAACGCCCGGCGTGGGGGCGGTTACACAATCAGTAAACAGATGGTTTATTGGGATATGCAACAATTGCTTATTGAGTGGAAACGTGAGCGTATGGATAATATAGACGATTACGTTACGCAGGAATTGCGAAAGTTGGATAAAATGGAGGTTGAATTGTGGGAGGCGTGGGAACGTTCAAAGACCGGGAAATTGCGAGAGAAAAACAGACAGAACGCAAAGCCCCGTAAAGTGTTGGAGGATGGCGACAACCCGGAATATTACGGGTATGAGGAAACCACAACGGAAACGTCCGCCGGAAACCCCCGGTTTTTGGATTTGCTTTTGAATGTGCAGCAACGCCGGGCAAAGATGTTGGGATTTGATGCACCAATTAAAGTTGAGATTCCGGGAATAGAAAAAAGCATAAACGGCGATGCACCGCAATACGATGTATCAGCAATCCCGGAGGATTTATTGTTTGCGGTTGCTGATAAACTACAAACAGCAGAATATAAAAAACAATTAGCAGAGAAAGGAGTAATTGACGATGGCACGAACAACAAAGAATAATATCAAGAAAAAAAGACGAACCGAAACCCGTACACACGTGCGGCGAATGTGGTTGGGGTAAATTCTATTATGACCTTTCAAATTTGGATATGGACGGGAACCCAATTTGTTTAAAATGCCCGTTTGTCGAAAATCGCAGTATAATACGTTCGGAAAAAGCGTGCGACAAATGGAAAATGAAACAATAAATTGGTAGTTTTTTAAGATTTCCGGTTTTTAAGTCAGAAAAAATACGGGGGTAAGACAAAAATATATGGTATATTTTTAAGAATTAAACAAAATGGATAAAGAACAATTACTTAAAATGTACGCCGCACTAAAAAACAATCCCGGGGAATTAGTAAAAGCGGCGTCACGCAATAGGCTGATAAACTTTGCCCGGTATATGCAACCGGATTTAGCATTGGAACCGTTCCACGTCGTTTATTATACGTTGTTGGATAAATTCGCCCACGGCGAAATAAAGAAAATGATTGTGCAAATGCCGCCTCAACATGGTAAGGAAATATCAGATAATCAGATAGTTGCTACCACTAAAGGGCTAAAAAAACATGGTGATTTAATTGTAGGGGATTACGTGTTTGGTAGGGATGGAACACCGGTTAAAGTCTTATGGGTGTCAGAAAAAACAAGAAGCGAATATGTAGTTTCTTTTTCTGATGGAGCAAAGATAGAATGTCATGGCAATCACGAATGGACGGTATATAATAGATTTCGACAGAAAGAGGAAACTATAGAAACGAAGCATATGGCATCCTCCACAATATATAATGGAGATGGAAAAAGAGGAAGCCGATATAAATACCATGTAGATAGCAATGTTTGCGTAATGTTTGATAGTCGGAATGTAGATTTAGACCCATACGTTTTAGGAGCGTGGCTAGGAGATGGGGATAGCTCATGTGGAATTATACACATTGGCAATAATGATGTTGAAATAATAGGGAATAGTACATATAAGTTCAAAGAAAGTAAGGGCACGACAACACGTAAGTTCTACAGCCCAGAATTGAATCTTTTACTAAAAAATAATGGACTAATTAAGAATAAACATATACCGGATATGTATAAATACAATTCTGTTGAAGTTCGCAAGAATGTGATTGCTGGATTAATTGATACAGATGGGTATGTGTATCACAGAAACGGACGTATAACCATATCCAACACAAACAAGCGGATTATAGACGATGCAGCATTTATATTACGCTCATTAGGCCAGTCTGTAGTTGTGTGTGAATTCAAACCTAGGGTTAGTAGTAGCGGAATAGTAGGGAAGAAGATAGTATATCAACTCTGTTTTAATCCTACAATGACTTTCCCGACAAAAGTAAAACGTAAGAAGATAACGAAATTGTCCATAAATAAGAAACGTGCTATTGTTTCTATTGAACGAAAGGAGGGATTGGGTTATGGTAATTGCATCCAAGTAGAGGGGGGTATCTATTTGGTTGGAGATACGTTTATTCCTACGCATAATAGTGAGGGTTCAAGCCGGAAGTTGCCCGCTTTCATGTTGGGTTTAAATCCGGACAAAAAGATTTGTATAGGTTCTTATGCTGCAACGATTGCGAGAGATTTTAACCGTGATGTTCAAAGAATAATTGATACGCCAAGTTACCGGGAATTGTTCCCGGAAACGTATTTGAACGGTTCCAACGTCGTAACAATGGCTAATACGTATTTACGAAATTCTGACGTCATAGAAATGGTTGGGCATAAGGGTTTGTTGCGTGTTGTCGGTCGTGGCGGTTCTTTGACGTCAAAAACGGTTGATGTATCTATTTTGGACGACGTTTACAAAGATTATGCCGAGGGCAACAGCCCGATTGTACGTAATGCGGCGTGGAAATGGTACACGACCGTTGTACGTACCCGTTTGCATAATGATTCCCAAGAATTAATTGTGTTTACCCGTTGGCACGACGACGATTTGATAGGGCGCATTGAAAAGAGCGGCGAAACGATTATTGATGTTAAGTGTTGGGCGGATTTGGAGGACGTAACGCCGGGGGCGTGGGTGCGCATAAACTTTGAGGGGTTGAAAACCGGGGAGCCAACAGAGGTTGACCCACGGGAACCGGGGGCGGCGTTATGGGATAGACGACACAGCCGGGCAAAATTGGAGGGACAAAGAGCGTTAGACCCCGTACAATTTCAATGTTTGTATCAAGGCAACCCCGGAAACGCAGAGGGTAAATTGTACCGGAACCCGTTCCGAACATACGTTGACAAATCCGAATGGGGGACGTATGTACGTAGTGGCAATTACACAGACGTTGCAGACGAGGGCGACGACTTTACATTTTCGGCGTGTTATGACGTTTACAAATCCGGTAATGAGGCATGGAACGAACAAAAGAAACGGTTTGAACCGATTTTGTATGCGCTAATTACTGACATGGTATTTACGCAGGAAAA